GCCGGCCACTTCTGAGAAAAGGTATTTACACAGAATCCTGAACAGGCTCAATCGCATCGATTTTGCTCGCGTGCTCGGTGAGATGCCCGGCTGAAAGGTGGGCGTATCTTTGAACCATTTCGAGAGTTTCCCATCCTCCCATCTCTTTAAGTGCAAGAAGAGAGACACCGGACTGAACCAGCCAGCTTGCCCAGGTATGCCTCAGGTCATGGAAGCGGAAGTTGCTAATGCCTGCCCGCTTTAACGCTCCCTTCCATGCTTTGTTGCTGTCGGTTCTCATCTTCCTTACCGCTGCTGTTTTTGTTCCGTCGCTTCGGTAGGCAGGTTTGGTGTGGACAAACACCCATCTCTTATGGAGACCCTGCTGTTTTCTTAATATCTGGCATGCGGTTTCGTTAAGAGGAACTCCGATCGCATTGCCAGCTTTTGTTTCATCAGGGTGCATCCATGCCATTTTCTTATCCAGATCGACCTGTGACCACTCAAGGTCTGTAACGTTGGAACGGCGAAGGCCTGTAGTTATTGCGAACATGACCACAGGGAAGAAATGAGGAGCTATTTCTGCAAACAGGCGCTTCGATTCCTCTTCTGTAAGCCATCTAATGCGTCCATTCTTAACGCGTGGTGTTGATATTTTGGGAGGCCTGTCAAGCCATCCCCATTCAACAGCCATATTGAGAATAGCGCGAAGTATTGCCAGATGCCGCGTCTTCGTTCCTTTGCTTGCCAGCTTTGGTTTATACTCCGGCACTGGCTTGCCAAGCCGCAAACACCTGTCCCGGCTCATTTCCCAGTTCAGGCGATGGCGGCGGTTTTCCATCCCGTCTACCGCCTCCATTATTTTTTCTGTTGTTATGTCTGAGAGAATGGTTTCTCTGAAGTGCAACATCCAGAACGATATAATGCTCTTGTCATCATCAATGGACTTCTTATCCGATTTCTCACGCAGCCACCGTATGCAGGCTTCCTTGAATAGCTTTTTCGGCGATTCCCCGAGATTTTTTACTCTCCACGCTTCTGCTTTCAGACGATCGTGAAGTTCTTGCGCTTGCCTTTTGTCCGATGTTTCAAGAGAGCGTCTAACTCTTGATCCATCTGGCGCGACGAAATCGCAGTGCCACGTGCCACCGCGTAGTTTGATTGACATGCTTTAACCTCCTGCACATCAACCGCATTCACCGCGCTATTGTGTCTTACAGACTTAAGCGCCGCAATGCAGTCTGACTTGCAAATGCGATATGGGCTTTTAGGTTTATCTGGATTTATCTTTGCGGCCTGAAGTCGTCCACTTCGTATCCACTGCGTGATAGTGCCTTTGTCTACCTTCAGATACGACGCTGCCTCTTCACGAGTGAAGATTTCTTCTTCCACCTGGAATCTCCATTTATTGAGTTGGTATTATTGCGGTAGGTCTGGATATCTTGAGAAATGAACAGGCCTCATCGAGTGTGAGGCGGGTTAGTCCTTGCGTAGCTCGCTGATTCTTCTGTAAGTCTCTGGTGCTTTGTTCCCGTACGTCTTCATTTCAGACTTCAACAGAGCAACGAGTGAATCCCATTCGTTGAGGATTTCTTTGAATGCCGGAACGCGCTTTGCAACCTTGTCGAATGAATCTCTGATTTCTGGAATCTGCTCAACAAGTGCAACGCATCGCCGAAAGTCTGCTGCGTCATGGGGAGCGCCGAAGTGATGACCATAGATATTCTTTTTCAGGCCACATGCGATTGAGGCAAGAGTTGCGCTACTGATGCCAACATCGCCAGTCGATTGCCATTTCAAAACCTTCATAGCCAAATCTGACATTTCTTGTCTCCATAAAACAAAACTCGCCGT